GCAGATTTAAATAAAGTATTCTCATAAGTAAACGTTTGTTCCTGAAAATTACTAATTTCATCAATGATTACAAGAAGTTCCATATCAACCTTATGCAAATCAGCTTTGAATTCTGCAATTGCTTCATTAATTTCTTTCTTATGAGCTTCAGCCGTTTCAGCATTTAACACTTGACCACAAGTCGGGCATAGATTTTCTTGAACACTTGCTAATTCTTTTTCTTTTTTAGCAATACTATCACTAATAGTTTTAAACTGTCTATCCAAATTCGCTTTCTGTGTTTTTTTATTTTCCCAAATCATTTTCTCTTGATTATACGCAATCTCTTTTTGTTTAATTGCTTCATTTGATTCGAATTTGGCTTGTTCTTTAGCATAATCAATGCTTGTTAATTGACTATATTGCTTAGAAGCTTCATCTAATTGCTTTTGTAGAGCATCAATTTCTTTAGTATAGCTTTCCAATAACGCTTTATTATCAGCATTTTCTTTTTCTGCTTGTTTGTAAGCGTCTAACAACTTAAAGTTTTCTAAATCTTTGACAACATCAATTTTTGATAATTGATCTAATGCTAATTTAGTATCATTTATAGACTTTTCTAAACCTTCTTTCCACGATTTCTTTTGAGCTTCTAAATCTGAAAGCTGTCTTGTAATCGTTGTTTCAAGGTTTTCATTTTGAGTCTTTATCGTATTGTATTTAAATACTTCATTGTTATAAGCATTTTTTGTATCCTTTATCAATTCTTTAAGAAGAATGATTTTCTTTGAAATCATATCAACACCAAGAATTTGTTCAAGGATGGCTTTTTGATTAGCAGTAGTTTGACTTAAAAACAACGGTACTTTACAAGAAAGGTTAAATAACTGATTATATAAATCATCACTAAAACCAATGATTCTTTCAATCTCTTTTTGTGTTTCTCTTGAATCGCCTTGTGAATCATCAGAAATAATATCTTCACCTTCTCTTAATAATTTAAGGATATTTGGAGAACGCCCACGAATGATTTGATAATTAACATCATCTTTGGAAAAAGACAATTTAACACACATATTTTTGCCATTAATGTTGTTCACCAAATTACCTAAATTGGTACTATTACCAATTGCTTTTCCGAATAAAGCATAGTGAATAGACGACATCAACGAACTATTATGTGAAACAAATCCATTCGCATAGAATTCATGCTTATCGTCAACTTCAATATCATATAAGTCTTTTTTTCTACTTAATTTTTTAATAGAAACAATTTTCTCCAATCCATCCCTCGTGAATAATGAATCATTGATAGTAAGCTCATTAACTTTTTTCCATACAAGAGATGAATCATACAATAAATGTTCTGGTGAAGTTTTAATAGTTTTTGTTTTGGTTTTAACTTCCATAACATCAGAATTATATGCCGTGATTTCACAAGCATTGATCTTATAGAATCCAAAACGTGTTTCAACATTCACTTTACCAATAACTTCTGGATGCTCTTTAAATACATCATAAAGTTTTTTTATTGTAATATTCAATTGTTTCACTATCGTTCTCCATTGTTGCCTATTTAAATAAATGCTCTAATTCATCAGGAACTTCAATTGTCATCAAAGTGTACGGATCTAGGCACTTTCCAATGCCATTTTTGTCTTCATTACTGTCACTTTTATCACGATTGTATCCAGTAATCGTTTGACATTGAACTTTATCTAATGATATTTTTTGAGGAACATTACCAAATGATAAAAAATTGCGAATCTCAATTTCTTTAAATGTTAATTTCATTCTTTTTTACCTTTCTTCATATCTCGTTGCGTTCTATAAACCAATAAATGGGCAATTATTTCATCTTCTGTCATCGTTTTAGGTAAAGAGGCAATGAATATAAACTCGTCTTTTGTAATACCTAAGATTTTATCCATATTCATTGTCTCAAGAGCTTCCCAAGCATCTAAAGCGGACAGATTATCAAGATTTACTTCATCCATCATTTAACCCTTAAATCGTTGTATCCAAATCTCTATAAATCGTTACCAAATGGTTTGAATCAATGTTCTCCATATCCAACGATTTAAGTAAATCTACCACTAAAACATCTATATTGTCAATGTTTTCTATCGAAGTTTTTTCTAAATCGTTTTCATCCAACATTTCCTGCGGATAAACCATACAATCAACGATTTGAGGGATTGTTTTTAAACCTTCTACAAATTCATTTAACTCAAATGGTTTAAGATTAGCATCATTGATAAGCTTTAAGTGAAGATTTTCTCCAAGCTCTATTGATTGAAGTTGTGTAATCTTCATCGTACAATATTTTGGAGCATTCTTCCATTCAAAATACTCGATAGTATTAGTATCTGTATCAAAGATAGCATAGCCTTTATTATGCCAATCATTTACATCAGAAAAATCGTGTGAAAAACAGTTACCCATATATGTAATATTATTTTTTTCAGATCGTTTATGGAAATGACCGCTAATAATACGTTTTGGTCCGTTATAATCTTCTGGATTAAAGATTCCATCAAACGTTGATACAGCGTTTAAAGGAAACGATGCGATTTCAAAATGTCCTAATACATACTCTGGATTAAACTTTTTAATAAGACTTGGTAATGTTTCATCTTCAACCAACCATGGGCATAAAAGCATTTTATCAATCATGATTGGCTCTTGAATGATTTTCACTCCAATATCACCTTCAGGAATAATAATAGGGTGAACAGACCTTGAATCACGCAAATATAAATCATGATTACCAAGAATTAAATAGGTATTTCCACGTCCAATATCTCCAAGCTTAAATAAACCCTCTGTTCCAGCTTGTAAGGTCTTTACATTAACGGTATTTCTATTGTGGTAATAATCACCTAAAAAGATACAACCATCAATATCCATATCTTCTGTTTCCGTAGCAACAAAGTCTAAAAAGTCTAGACATTGTTTATTAAATTCATCGGAGTTAGATTTATGACCAAAGTGTATATCAGATAATAAAACGTATTTCATAGTTTCCTCTATTTGTTACCATACAAGTAATATACCTAAACAATTCTAAAATGTCAAGAACTTTTGACACTAAAATCTCTAATAAATACCAGTATAACATTGAAGGTAAGAAATGTCATTATTAACTAATTTAGGCTACACTACTATCAATAATGAATGGGAAACGCTAACAGATGAAGATTTAGCGAAACACGATTTATTAATGTATCTTTATACAAGAAAAGGTGAATGCGATTGGGATCAAAGTTTTGGTACAAATATTATGGACAAAATCTTTCAACCAAAAACGGAACAATGTAGACTTGACATTTTATCAGATATTCAAGAAGCTTTTGAAAACGAACCAAGATTATCATTAGTTGATGTTCAAACAACCTCTATTGATAAAGGGTGGATATTCACTTGTTTAGTATCATACCTTAACGGTACACCAGATGAATGGGAAATAGCTGTTTCAGAAGATACCGCAACATTGTATTCTAATGGTACATACCCATTATAGGAGTAAATGAATGCAAACTCAAGTTCTTTTACCAAATATGAGCGGAAAACTAAATTATCAAGGAGAGCCTGTTAAATCAATAGGTTATTATTCTCATAAAACTAATAAAAAATCTCAGTCAATCGCCGTTCATACCTTAAATTTTGTTGGTAGAATCATTATTGAAGGGTCTATTAAAGAATTTCCGGTAAATGATTCAGACTGGTTTGTTGTTAAGCTAGATGGTAAACCATATCTTGAATATAATGACTATAGCTTTACTAACGGAAATGTTATCAGAAAAAATTATTTGTTCACATTTGACGCCAATTATGTCTGGCTAAGAGCTAAAATCGATAGAAGCTACATTGATGGCATGAATCTCTTTTTAGACGAATATAATCCAACACCACGATATACTATTACAGCTTCTGACGTTAATCAGGTGGTATCAAAAGTACCATATTCACAAGAATCATTAAATCCTATATATGACCCAGAATATTATGATGGTTGGAAGAAAAATTTTGCGTCAACAAATAATAAACGTTTGAATAAAACAACGTTAGGAAATGTTGAAAAAGTTTTATTATGCTATTAAGCACATTTTTTAATAATATCGTCTTTATACGTTGTAATAAACGTTTCTAAATCAGCAACAATGTATCTTAAATCGTTATGAAAGTATATTGAATGATTACCAAGACGATCATCTATAAATTCTTTACACAACGATTCAGGAATAATGATGTAACTTCCAGCGTGATTAATCTTAAACGCTATAAACCAAAACGTTTGCTCTTCAACAACATCTAATTGCTGTTTAATCCAAGATTTAACATCTGGTATTTCTTTGTTGATTAAGAAATGATGGAACGGGAAGTCTTTATAAAACTTTGCTTCTACACACATCTTCTGCATTTCATCTGGTGGTAAAATATCTGCCATAAATGATAGCTTTTGAGTATCTGATAGATATTCTTTACGCTTAGCATTTATACCGCCAACAAATGCCCCTGAACCATTTTTATTTCTTTCAAAATGATAGCCAAAAACTTTTGATAAAAGTTTCGCTAAATCTCTTTCCCAAGAATTACCTTTGGCTTTTGCATGATTTGTCATATCATTTCCTTATATTATATAATAGTAGTTATCCTAAAATTCCTAAATTATGCTCATGCATCACTTTAAACTCTATATTACGTTTTTTACAGAATTCTATAGCTGCTTTCCATTTCATCGTATTTCTTGCTATACATAACTTGTCATAACCGTCTTTAGCTTCAGATAATGTAGCTTCTTTTAATGGTTTTATCTCAATCATCACCTGTTTAATCTGTTTATTAGCGTCTATATATGTTATTACAAAGTCAGGGTAGTAAAATGCCATCTTATTTCTTATAGGGTCTTTATAAAGGATTTTAACGATTTCACTTCCCCATCGTATAACTGAATTGGTTTTATCACAAAATTCACAAAAAGTATATTCCCAACCAGATCTGGTAATAATTGGTTGAGGTGTATCTAACTCCATAATATTCATACATTTTAATGGACGTTTGGGAATAAAGAATGCTTGATGCCATTTTTTGTTGTGAGGAACTTGATGATTTTTTATACGATCATTAATTATACGTTTATACTCATTAAATCGTATAGCAGCTTCTTGTAAATCTATTTCTCTTTGAGGCTTTATATCAATCATTTCTAAATCCTTTTACAATTATTTAGGCTCAATTATTCTTAAAGGATTACTAAATGATGTCTCCCCATAATGAAAGCTCACATTTTGAAGTATCTAAATCATCGCATAGCATTAAACAATCTGGATAAAAGTTTTCTTCACCTGTTTGATGATTAACAATATGATTTTTCCAATCTGTTTTAGTACCTAAAGGCATTACTAAAAGATTTTTCTTCGGAAGTTTTGGTACAAAGTGCTCTACAGGATTTTGATTAACATTTTTAATCTTTATATCAACAATTTTTGGAACACCGATATAATAAGGATTGAAGATAGCTGTTTGATGATCAAAATGTAAAAGTTCTTCTACAGGAATTAACTGGCAAGAATAATCATAAGAATTTGTTGTTAAAATACGCCAATTTAATGGTATCTCTAAATTGTAATGATTAGCAATATTTAATAAAACCGTTGGATAACGATATGAAATAAACGTTGTTATCTTTTTATAGAAAAAATCCATATTTTCTTTATCAGCATAATCAAAAACACACATTTTTGAATCAATTAGCTTACTCTTTGGTTGATTTAAGCTAAAGCTTGTATTCTCTGGTAATAAAATGTCCACGATAATCCCTCTTTCTTATCAATTTAATGAAAGAATATCATATTAAAATATTTTCTGTCAAATTATTTTTAGCAAAAAAGTGAAAGTCTTTTTACAACATATCAAATGTCTATTGATAATGTTTATTGTCGTTTTAGCCAATCCTGAAACTCTTTTTCTGTAAAGAACTCTATCCAATTAAGATTATTCTTTTTAGCTGTTTCTCTTTTAAGGGGATCACGAATTGTCCATGTATCAATTATTTTAGTATAAAATGATTTATCTCCCTTCATTTTAGCATTTTCATATAATTCTTGAAGTTCCTGCTTATCTTCAATAGTATTCTTAAATGGCCTACCGTTGTGACCACCACCGCCACCTTGATACTCAATGAACAAATCTAACGTTGGTATATAAAAATCACAATGAAATGGATACCTTTCTTTATCATAGTATTGATTTACAGCATCAGGGAACTTTTGTGTTAATAATTTAAAGCATCTTTGTTCTTCTTTTGAAGTCCAACCACCGTATGTCCCTTGTTTTTTCATTGTATCTATACGCTTTTTGTAAATCCTTTTTCTAAATTGCTCATTCTTCCATAATTCTTTATATTCTTCAGTCTGTGTGTAATATTCAACACCATACCTTTGTTTTGTAGTTTCTTTAATCTGTTCTTTATATCTAGGACATTTTGAATAATGATCTACACCATATCGTTGCTTAATTGTTTCTTTAATTTTGTTTCTAATCGGTTCATATTTTAATGGATTATCAACCCCATATTTTTCTAGCATAGTCTTTTTTCGTTGTTCTCTAAACAACTCTGTACCAGCATAAGCATCTTTTCCATATTTCTTTCGGCATGTTTCAGTATATTGGGTTTTATATTCTTCTGTTTGAGAATATACTCGCTTTCCATATTTTTGTAGGCAAGTTTGAGCTATTTTTTCAGGATTTGTAAACGTTTCATTACCGTATTTTAAATATTTTGTTTGTCGAGATTTACATTTAAATTCTTCAGCTTGAACACTCCATTCACAACCATATACTTCTAAATTATGCTTCGTAACCTTTTCTTTCCAGATGTTTGTTTGGGAAATATTTTCAACCCCATAATTTTTAATAGTCCCTTGAACAACATTTTTATGTATCATTTTAGGATCTTTTTTAATGCCTAATTTTTTAACAAACACCTTGAAAGTTGCAGAACTTATATTAAAATACCTACATAGTTCATGTCTTGTAATATTGAGGTCGATATATAAATAATATAAATCATCATATTCTGGTGCTTCAAAAGGTTTACCAGGTAAATCGTTGATATGCTGTAGTGGGAAAGCTATATAATCTCTTTTTAATTTTGACTTATCAATGTTATATTTGGTATAAATATCATCAGATTCATTCATAACTAGTCCTTATGATTGAGTTTTAAAGGTAGAAACTGCGATTTCTACCTTTTTATTTATCAATCAATTTTCCAGTTTTTGATCTCTAATACCTGATATTGATAACCAGCGTCTTCATAAAAATGAATACGATCATTAAAGTGTTTCTTGCTAAATCTTGTTGTAGAGCTTATATCAAAGATATTCACGAAATCTTTATCAGAAGCTTTACGCAAACCTCTGCCAATGCTCTGAATCGTTTTTGTGAAACTTTTACCAAAATCTATAAACACTAAGTTAAATATTCTAGGTAAATTCAATCCTGTAGAAGCAATTTTGTCTGTACATATTAGACAACGGTTGTTTTGAGTCTTTATCGAATCGTATTCTTCAAAACGTTTTTTAGACTTTACTGAACCGTTTAAAAATATTGCATCAACACCTTTTTCTAAAATCTTTTTCTCTAATTGTTCACCAAAAGATATTCTACCAATAAGAACTAATGTATTATTTTGTTGTTGAGTAATTTGCGAGATAAGTGTAGCAATAAAATTTAACCTATCATCATTTGAGCACAGATATTCTACCTCGGATTGATAGTCCATACATATTGTTTTATCTTCTAGTCTGACACAGTTTATCTTACAGTTTGACAAAAATCCTTTATCTTGTAATTCTTTAGCAGTAATCTTTTCATCAATAATTGATCCAACTGCGGTTTGTAAGGTTAATTGGTCACACTTATCTTTATTAATAGTGCCTGTTAAACCCCATCTAATTGGAACTTTTCTAAATGTTTGTTCCATAACCCGTTTAACTTCATTGCCTTTAACTAAATGCGTTTCATCAAAAATAACACAAATAACATTTTCGGTAAGCTTTAATAACTCTTCGCCTGTTAAGCTATCTTCTTTTTTCTTACGCTTTTCCATAGAGTTGATTGTTTGCCAAGTACATACAGTAACATCATGACCAAATTCTCTTAAACCACAACCTACAATACCTGTATCTAAACCCCATTTTCTATATTCATCTGCGGACTGTGTGGCTAAATCTTTTGACGGAACAATAATTACAGCTCTACCATGTGGAATAACTTTTTTGAATAAACAAGCACTTATCAAAGTTTTTCCACTACCAGTTGCGGAACTTATAACTGCTCTATGATTATGTAATAAAGCATTTACAACTCTTACTTGATGGTCTTCAAGCATTACTGGTTGACCTTCTAGTCTATGCCCTTTATACCAAGTAATATCTGACATAAAAGATTCATCAATATCTGTTCCAAGATCAATGTCTTTTGTTAAATCTTCTGATGTTAAATATTCTACGCTATCATATTTGCTTAAATCGATTTTTGAAAGGATTTCTGGTAAAAGATTTACATAAGTATTTCCTGTAAACTCAAAGAATCTTAGATAGCCATCCCACCTACCCGTCTTGTAAAGTGGCGTAAAACGAGCAGAAGGAACAAATGTTTTAAACTCATTTGTCAACATTGCTTTATCGGATGGTGTTAAACCTTGTATAT